TGAATACAGTGCAAATGCTATTCAGACTGTAGCCACAGGAGGAGCGGTTGCGTTTACTGATGCTCCCGTTCCTTGCACTAGAGGTTTCGTCCGCCATAGAGATGGTTCCGGGAATTTTCTTTTAAGCGGATGGACACCTAATAGATGCGGATGCTGCGGCAAACAGGCTGAAGCGAATTACTTAGTAGATTTTGGAGCTAATATTTCTATCCCTGAAGGTGGAACAGTTAGCGAAATTTCTTTAGCGTTAGCTATTGACGGAACAGTAATTCCTGCCAGTGAAATGGTTGTCACACCAGCAGCAGTGAATGAAGCTTTTAATGTTAGCAGAGCAATTAATGTTCAAGTTTGGAATGGATGTTGTGAAAACGTATCTGTTATTAATACCAGTTCACAGCCAGTACAAGTAGAAAACGCAAACATTATCTTTACAAGACCAGATCTTTTGGTTAGCAGATAGGAGGTTCACTAAATGGATGAAGCGTTAGAAAAACTTAAAAAGTTAGTTCTTAAAGAACTTGACCGCATCGCCAGCAAAGGTGATATCAATCCTTCTGAATTAGAAGCAGCAACAAAAGCAGTTTGCTTATTGGAAAAAATCAAAATGGTTGATGAATATGAACCTGATGATTCTTATTCCGGATATAGCAACTACGGTATGAATCCTCGTAGGCGTGGAAGAAGTTATAACGGTAATAACTCTTATAAAGATTATTACATCGCCGAAAGAGATTACGGTTATCCGATGGATAGAGGCTATAGCGGTCATAGCGTAAGAGATAGAATGATTTCTCAATTAGAAAGTACTATGATGGATAGCGCTCAAAATGATAGTGAAAGACGAGTAATTGAATCATTAATTGGTCAGTTAAACGCAAATAATTATCAACAGTAATAGGAGGTAAGTCCTAAATGCCGAAATTCGGTGATAGGCTATTACATGCGTGGAATGCCTTTATGAATAAAGATGAGTATCCTTCTTCATATAATTATGAACCAGGAGAAATCTCTTATTCATCATACAATCCATATCGTTATAGATTATCTCGAGGAAATGAAAGAACCATCGTAACATCAATCTATAATAGAATTGCTTTGGATGTAGCACAGATCAAATTTGAGCATGTTAAATTAGATCAAAACGGCTATTTTGTTAGCAAAATGGATTCACGGTTAAACGACTGCCTATCGATCTCGGCAAATAAAGACCAGACCGGGAGGGCTTTTATTCAGGACATTGTCATGTCGATGTTCGATGAAGGCACTATTGCAGTCGTACCTATTGACACATCAATCGATCCAGAAAAAGGATCCTTTGACATTCTTTCATTACGGGTCGGGAAGATTACTGAGTGGTCTCCCGACCACGTTAAAGTTAATGTTTACAACGATAGAACTGGTAAGCATGAAGAATTATGGTTTACCAAGAAAAACGTTGCAATCATAGAAAATCCACTTTATTCGATAATGAACGAGCCTAACTCAGTTCTGCAAAGATTAATTCGCACACTGACATTAATGGACGTTGTTGATCAACAAAGTGGTGCTGGAAAATTAGACATGATTATCCAGCTTCCGTATCTTGTTAAAACTGATACTAAAAAACAACAGGCTGAACAGCGTCGTAAAGACATAGAAATGCAACTTACTGGAAGTAAGTATGGTATTGCTTATGTCGATGCAACAGAGAAGATCACACAGTTGAATCGTTCTTTGGAGAACAATCTATTACCGCAGATTGAATACCTGACAAACATCTTATACGGGCAGTTAGGAATCACTACTACGATATTAGACGGTACAGCGGACGAGCAGACTATGATCAACTACTATTCAAGAACTGTTGAACCAATTGTATCAGCGATAGCAGACGAAATGAAACGAAAGTTTCTTACAAAGACCGCAATTACACAGCATCAGTCAATAGCGTTCTTTAGAGATCCGTTCAAGCTTGTTCCGACATCCAAACTTGCAGAACTCGCAGACAAATTTACAAGAAACGAAATTATGTCTTCGAATGAATTTAGGCAAGTTGTTGGATTGCTTCCGTCTGATGATCCTAGAGCTAATGAACTTAGGAATAAGAACATTAACCAGTCAAATGGACAGCAATTTCCAAGCGTTTCTGATTCAGAACTTGAGGAACAAACTGATTCACAATCTGATAGAAGTTCAGAGAAACCTCAATTGGATCAAGGAACTGTAAACACGGTTGAAGATAAGAGCTTGAGTGAATTGAAAGTGTCTGAAATTTAAAGAAGGAGTAAAGAATTCAAAATGGCTAAGAAAAATTACGATTTTTGGGGATGGGCCACAAGAAATGATTTGAAATGCTCCGATGGAAGGACAATTCGTCATAATGCATTTAAGGATTGTGATGGATTGACCGTACCGCTTGTTTGGAATCACCAGCATAATGATCCGGATAACATTTTGGGCCATGCGTTACTAAAAAACACTGATGAAGGTGTAAAAGCGTATGGCTTTTTTAATGACCTTCCGAAATCTCAGAGGATTAAAGAAATTCTCCAACATGGTGATATCGCCAGTTTGTCAATCTTTGCAAATGGTTTGAAGCAGACTGCAGATGGCGATGTTTTACATGGTGTCATTAGAGAAGTAAGTTTAGTTCTCGCTGGCGCTAATCCTGGTGCATCTATCGAGTATGTGATGGCTCATAGTGCTGATGAAGATGTTGAGGCAGTTGGTGCTGAAATTTACACCGGCGAATCACTTTATTTGGAGCACAGTGAGGATTCTGATGTTGTAGAAATCGTTGATGATCCTGAAGAAAAATCTACGGAAGAAGAGGAAAACAAAGAAGAAGAATCTTCTGAAGAAGAGAAAAAAGAAAATCAGGAAGAAAAAGAAGAGATTTCTCACGCAGATAATCAGGACGGTTTAAAAGCCGAATTAGCAGCTAAACAAGAAGGAGAGGACAAAGAAGTGGCTGATAAGAAAGAAGAAAAGACTGTTCAGGATGTTCTTGATTCAATGACTCCGGAACAGAGAAAGGTTACTGAATACCTTGTTGGCGAAGCACTTGCTTCTGCTGGCGCTGAAAAAGATGAAGAAGAGGACGAAGAAATGAAACATAACGCATTTGACAACGAAGAAGTTATTGAACATGATGGCATGAAGGAAGAAGTCATCGAAGCATTAAAAGATGCCAAGAGATATGGTTCTGTCAAGGAATCTTTCCTGGCACATGGTTTGAACAACGAAGAAGTTCTTGTTCATAGTATTAATCATTTAGATTATCTTGCACCGGAATGGAAGAATGTCCATGGTAATGAAGTTCCGTTTATTACGACTACTCCGAATGGTTGGGTTGACGTAATCAACAACGGTGTTCATAAGACTCCGTTTGCAAAGATTAAGATGATGTTCGCTGACTTAACACCAAATGAAGCAAGAGCTAGAGGCTATGTTAAGGGCACTCAGAAGATCGAAGAAGTATTTACTCTGTTAAGAAGAGAAGTCGATGCTACTACAATCTATAAGAAGCAGTCTTTCGATCGTGACGATCAGATTGATATCACCGATATCGATATGGTTGCTTGGATCAAGAAAGAAATGAGACTGAAACTGGATGAGGAAAGAGCTCGTGCTTACATCTTTGGCGATGGTAGAAGCTCTACCGATAACGATAAGATCAACGAAAAGAAGATCATCCCGGTTGTCAACGATACTGAGCAGAACCTGTATGCTATGGCATATACTGTTGAACAGGCAGGAGATGAAACTCTGGCTCATGCCGTTATCAATAAGATGGTTAAGGGTCTTGATGATTACCAGGGTTCTGGCAATGTCACTGCATTTGTTAGATCTGATATTGTTTCCGATATTCTCTTAATGGAAGACAAGATTGGTCAGAGACTTTACAAGGGTATGAACGAAGTTGCTTCTGCAATGTCCGTTGATAAGGTTGTTAAAGTTCCTGCATCTGTTATGCCGGCAGACGTCTATGCAGTCGCTCTTGACCTGCGTGACTACAATGTTGGTATGAACAAGGCTGGCGAAGTTTCTCTGTTCGATGACTTCGATATCGATTACAACAAGATGAAGTATCTGATTGAAACTCGTTGCTCTGGCGCACTTGTTCTGCCTCATTCAGCAATTGTTCTTAAGAAAAAAGCTGACTAGTATAAACTAAATAGTTTATTCGTAGAAAGGAATAATTCAAAATGGCTAAATGGTTTGGTCAAATAGGATTCGCTATAACAGAAGAAACTGCTCCAGATGTATGGACAGAGCATATCGTTGAACATTCCTATTATGGCGATGTTCTAAAGAATTATAGAACTAGCCCAAATATTAATCAGATTAATGATGGATTTAACATTAATAATCAGATCAGTTTTGTAGCCGATCCATTTGCCAAAGAAAACTTCTATCAAATGAAGTATGTAACCTATATGGGAACTAGATGGAAGATTAATGAGGTCGAAGTCCAGTTCCCTAGGTTAATCATGACGCTCGGAGGTTTATGGAATGGCGAGAAACCGGATTGAGTTATCCCCGATATTTAAAGAAATACTTGGGAATAATAATGTATATTTCCAACCACCTGCGCAGCATATGCTTAAATATCCGTGCATTATTTATGAAAAAAGCGCATGGAATATTGACTATGCCGATGATTCTTCATATAAGAATTTATGTCGGTATACTATTACATTAATTGGTAAGAATCCAGATAACGATGATTTAGTTATGAAACTTTTAGCATTGCCATATTGTTCTTTTGATCGTCGTTTTATCACGGATAATCTTTATCATGATGTATTTGAATTGTATTTTTAATGGAGGAAAAACTAAATGGCAAGATTAGTTTGGGATCAGATTGGTGAAAAGTTATATGAAACAGGTGCTCGTAATGCCGTTCTTTACCCAATCGATGCTAACAACACTTACTCTAAAGGTGTTGCATGGAATGGTCTCTTAGGCTTTGATGAGAACCCTTCTGGTGCAGAACCTACTAAACTGTGGGCTGATGATATCAACTATATCACGATGTTCTCGGCTGAAGAATATGGTGGCACTATCAGGGCTTACACTTATCCTGATGAATTCGAAGCTTGTGACGGTTCCGCATCATTATCCAAAGGTGTAGTTGTAGGTCAGCAGAATCGTCAGTCTTTCGGTTTCTGCTATAGAACGACTATTGGTAATGATACTCAGGGCGATGCTTATGGCTATAGACTTCACCTTGTTTATGGTTGCAAGGCTTCACCTTCTGCTAAGACTCACGATACGATTAATGATTCTCCGTCAGCAGTTGAACTTTCTTGGGAAATCTCTTGTACACCAGTTCCAGTTACAGGTTTGAAACCGACTTGTGTTCTTGAAATTGACTCAACCGCAGTCGACCCAGCTAAGTTAAAAGCGTTCGAAGATATTCTTTATGGTTCTGATGGTTCTGGAGGCAGCGAGGGTACTGTTGCTAGACTTCCTTTACCGGATGAAGTTAAAACTCTGTTTGGTCAGTAATTAATAATCAAAATGGAGACAAAAGGGGCTGTCTAGGATGACTATTCAGCCCTTTCGCTATTATTGAAAGGAGAGCTAATATGTATAAAAAGACATTAACTTATACCGATTTTAACGGTGTTGAAAGAACTGAAGACTTTTATTTCAATTTCACGAAAGCTGAACTGATGGATATGCAGCTTTCAACTGACGGTGGTCTGTTAGAAATTATTAAACGAATTGTAAATGCTAAAGATACACCGGCTTTAATCAAATTGTTTAAAGATGTAATTTTAAAGGCTTATGGTATTAAGTCTGAAGATGGTAAGCGGTTTAAGAAGTCTGATGAAATTCGTGAGGATTTCTCATGCACCGAAGCATATTCAGAAATCTATATGGAACTTGCCACAAACAGTGATGCTGCGTCAGAATTTATTAATGGCATTCTCCCGGCCGATTTAGCTGCAAAAGCAAATGAAGCTATTGCAAATGGCGAAATCGACGAAGATACAAAGAAATTATTAGAGAATATTAAATCTGAATAATGTACAAACTAGTTATCCATAAAGGAGAATGGTTTGACGAAAAAAAGCAAGAGTTTATTTCTATAGATAAAGATATAACTCTAAACTTAGAGCATTCATTGGTTTCTTTATCAAAGTGGGAATCCAAATGGAAAAAGCCTTATCTTTCTTTAGACAAAAAAACTAAGGAAGAAGAGATTGACTACATTCGATGCATGACATTAACGCAGAATGTAGATCCGATTATATATTATTGCATTCCGGCATCAGATATTATGAAGATTAATCTTTATATAAATGATCCGATGACCGCTACAACTTTTGGAAACAACAATAATAAAGGCAACAAGAGAGAAATTATTACTGCAGAAATAATTTATTATTGGATGACTTGTTATAATATTCCATTTGAATGTCAAAAATGGCATTTAGGAAGATTAATGGCTCTTATCCGTGTTTGCGCTACTAAGAATGCACCGGAAAAGAAAATGACTCCAAAAGAGATTATGAGCAGGAATAAAGCTTTGAATAAAGCTAGAAGAGCTCAGTTGCATAGTAGAGGCTAACCTCTAGGAGGTTATTATGTATAGAATTGAATCCAATAATAAATATGAAAAAGCATTATCGTATTTAAAAGGATTGAACAAAATAAAATATTCTAACATTCTTGATAAATATGGTGAAATTGGTGTTAGAGCTTTAATGGATGCAACACCGGTTGACACAGGAAAAACAAGAGCCTCTTGGTATTACAGGATAAATGAACAGGATGGGCGTTTATGCTTACAGTTCTGCAATTCGAATGTTTCCGATTATGTTGTTGTTGCGGTTATTCTGCAATATGGACATGCTACTGGAACTGGTGGCTGGGTTGAAGGCACAGACTATATAAATCCAGCCATCGCTCCTGTCTTCGATCAGATGGTTAACGATATATGGGAGGAGATTAATTCAAGGTGAGCAGAACAATTGATGAACGAGTAATCACATTAAAGTTCGATAATGCGCAATTTGAGCATAATATTAAAACTTCTATAGATTCGTTAGGAAAATTTGAAAAAGCAACTAAATTGGATGGTGCAACAAAAGGGATCGAAGAAGTTGAGCAAGCTGTTAAAAAGTTAGACTTTTCAGTTATGCTTGGAGGCGTTGTTAAGGTTGAAAAGGGAATGTCCCATTTAAAGGAAGTTGCTATAGGCGCATTACGCTCAATTGGTAACTTTGCGATGATGGAATTTGCCCCAAACTTAATAAAAAGCATGTCGGGCATAGAAACTCTTTATGAAGGTTACGGAAAATACGAACAAAAAACAAAATCAGTACAAACTTTATTAAACTCTACAGGAAGAGATTTACAAGACATTAACGGTTATTTGGATACATTAATGCGATTCTCAGACGAAACTTCATATGGTTTCTCTGAAATGGCAGGCTCTTTAGCGCAACTTACATCTAGTGGTGGCGACATTGAAAAGCTTGTTCCGATGATAACGGGTATCGCAAACGCAGTCGCTTTTGCAGGTAAAGGCCCAGCTGAGTTTAGTAGAGCAATATACAATTTAAATCAGTCTTATGGTGCTGGTGCACTAAAATATATGGACTGGAAATCTTTGGAATTAGCTGGTGTAGCTTCCAAAGATTTAAAACAATCTTTTATTGAAACTGCAAAGGAATTAGGAAAATTAAATAAATTAGGGGCAACCGCTAAAGGAAATATCGTCGATATAGGCAACTTTAGTGAGTCTTTAAAAGATGGTTGGGCAGATACAACTGTAATGGAACAGACATTTGGTAAATTTGCCAAGTATACACAGATGGCAGACCAAATGGTTCGTGAAGGAAAATATGATACATATAGTGAAGCATATAAATTCCTAGCATCACAGTATGATGATATTTATATAAAAGCTGCAAAAGCTGCTCAGGAAGCAACCACTTTTAATGAAGCTATCACTGCAACGAAGGATGCTGTTTCTTCAAAATGGCTTAAAACATTTGAACTTTTCTTTGGTGATATTGATATTGCTCGTAAAACGTGGACCAATTTAGCAAATGATCTATATGATATATTTGCAGTTCCTGGAGATATAAGGAACGACGTTCTTTCTAAAGTGTTTAGAAGTAATTATGATCAGTTAAGAGATATTCTTGAAGATGCTGGAGTTGATTTTTCTGATTATGATTCTAAATTTAAAGATTTTTTAAAAAACAGTGGATGGAATGTTGACGAATTAGTAAAACAGTATGGATCATTAAGTGCTGCTTTAGCTCATGGAAATGTCACAATCGAGCATATCTCTGGGCAAACAAGAACCAGTTTGTCAAATTTATTCGGAGATTTTACACAGAACTATGTAAAAAAGTTAAAAGGTTCTGTAGATGATGCGTCATCAGCGGTTGACAAACTTTCTCATATTCAAAAGATATATAACGATATATGGTCTGGAAAATATGGGAATGGTGATGAGCGAATCGAAAAACTAGCAAAAGCCGGTATTGATTATACTACTATGCAGTATGAAATAATCAATAAAATGGCTGAAGCTGGCCATAGAGGCGGATATGAGCTGACTATTAAAGATATAGAGCATTTAACAGCGGAACAATGGAAAGCTTTGGGTGTTACAGAAGCAGAGTCAGAAGCAATTAAAGACTTAATTGCTCAATTAGATGATGCCGACGCGCCATTAAGTCAGTTGTTGAATCAATTAGATAGAGTTGACGGTCAGGTATTACTTTCCGAGAGCATAACAAACGTAACTGGCACTATAAAGAATCTGCAAAAAATAGTTAGTGAATTATGGAAAAACTTATTTGGTTGGAACTTTGCAGATATTATTTATAATGTAGTTTTAAAGATTCATGACTTTACACAGGCTATAAAAGAAGCAACTGGTAATGCTGCAATTATCGAAAAAATAAAGACAATTGCACCGATTATTAAGTCTGCTTTTGGTTCATTAGATAGACTTGGAAATTCGATATTAACTTTGTTCAAGACGATTAAAACCGGTATCGTTGACACCGTTGTAAGATTGGCATCGCCAGCTTTAGAAAAGTTTAAGAATTGGATTTATGGATTATTGCCTGTATTTGATTCAGCTAAAACTGGTATAAGTGGTTTTATAGATAGACTGTCAGATGGTGTGGATCGTTTAACTGAATGGGTTAAGAACAGTGCATTATTTACTGGCGATTTTTCGCTTTTATCTCATTCTATAAACGATGCTTTATCCTCTGCAAAAAACTGGGTTGGCCAATTTGTAGATCTTGACAAATTAGGTAGTATATTTAAAAATGCTTTGAGTTCAATAAAAGAATGGATAGGACAGTTTATTGATCTCGAAAGAATTAGTAGTTATATTAAAGGCATTTTGGAAGATATTAAAAACGGATTGTTTTTTGATAGAGTCATTTCTGATTTAAAGAAACTTCCGGATCTTATAATTAATGCTTTTAAGAATTTCAATTTTAATACTTTAATTGAAGGCATTAAGAATATTCCGACAGTTATGTCGAATGCTTTCAAAAAGATAAAATCAATAAAATTTACTGCAGCATTAAAGAATATTGATCTTAAGGGATTCGTAAGGAATATTATTGAAAAAATTAGAGAAATACCGAATACCATTGCTTCTGTATTTGCTAATTTAAAGAAAATAGATCTTTCTCAGTATTTTAATTTTGACTTCTTTAATTCTGAAGCTTTTATAAATACAATAAAAGGATCTCCTATTCTTTCAGCTATCGCAGGATTAGGAATTGCTCTTACGAATGTTCTTAAAAGTATATACGATATTATTATTGAAGGAATTAAGAAGATTTATCCGATTATATCTCCATATCTTAATGAGTTTAAAGATAAAGTTGTAGATCTTTCAAAGATAATCATTGAAGCTGCAAACAAAGCTGTCGACTGGATAAGAGAAAATAACATTATTTTAGAGGCAGTTGAAAAAGGTGCAGAATTTATTGGAAAAACTATAACAAAAGTAAAAGATTGGATTTCAAAATTTGTTCAGATAGAAAGTGTATCTAAGAATCTTTCTGGAATATTAAAGAATATTTCAAGTTTTTCTTTTGAGAATCTTTCTTTTAAAAATGTTCAAGCAAATGCAAGTCAATTCTTTTCGTTTTTAGGCTCTAAAATTGAAGGGCTTAAAGACAATAAGTTTGATATTAATGACATACTATCACCGAATGGAATCTATGATGCTCTTTCATCAATAACTGGAAATGTTAAAGGTGGATTTGATGGATTCTTAAACACTATAGAATCAGCAATCAAGAAAATGGATATAGATTGGGATTCTCTTGGTGCGATAATGACAAAAGCCAGAAAAACATTGGAAACCGGTGCTGGATTATTAACAGGATTCCTTTTAGTAAACGGTATAAGTAATGCCATGACCGGAATAGGCAAAGTATTAAATGGCTTATTAATGCCAATCAATACAATAAATGATGTTTTGAAGGCATTTGCAGGTGCTGGAAATCAAGCTAGAATGACTATAGCGCAAGTTGGAACATCGATAAGTGGATATTTTACACAATTAACTAAGAACGTAAAAACTGAGAATATTTTAAAAATTGCTATTGCTATAACAATATTAACCACTGCGTTATTTGTTCTTGCAAAAATAGATTTAGTTTCTCTTGGAGCAGCTATTGCTGCTGTTGGTTTATTGTTATTATTTATTGCAATATTTAATGATAAAATCAGCAAAACATCAAGTGCTATGGCCGACGTTCCAGATAAGAATGTTACCAGATTTGCAGGCCTTTTAGTTGGTTTAGCTGCTGCTATGGTGATTCTAAGTATTGCATTAAGGAATTTTGAAAAGCTTAGGGATATTCCAAAATCTGCACTTGTTGCAATAGGAAGCATGGTTGCACTTGTTGTGGCAATGGGTGCGTTAATGCGGATAATGAAGAAATACGGTGATAAAGACACTACTATTTCTGCAGGATTTATGATTGCATTTGCCGCTAGTATGTACATTATGGGCTTGGCAATGCAAAAGTTCGCATCACTTAAGTTTGATGATATTGCTTCTGCGGCGGTTGGCTTTACTGGAGCAATAGTAATGATGTGGGTCGCTATGTCTGCTCTTAAAGGATTGAAGGCTGGATCTGCGTTACCTGTATTATCAATTGTCGGAACATTGTTTCTGTTAATTAAGGCGATGGATATTTTCGCCAATATGGATGTTAATAAGACAATCAATGCAATTCTTAATGTAACAGTTGGATTGATATCCGCGGTTCCTTTATTAATCACTTTGGTTATCGCAATGAAACTGTTAAACGCTGCATCAACCAATTTTACTGGTATGGCAGCGTATACGATAAGTCTCGTTGCTTCAATTTGGATATTTGCTAGAGCTATAGAAAGTCTTGGTAAGATTGATACCACTGTATTACTTAAAGGTGGCGGAGCAGTATCAGCTCTTATGATTGTAATGGGTATTCTTTCAGCATTTATAGCGTACATGGCAACAAAGAACCCTGCAGCTCAAGCACCTGGTGCATGGAAAAATATTGCAGCAATGGGTGTGTTGATTGGCGGTATTTCCTTAAGCTTATATTTACTGGCTGGATCTGTGCTAGTATTTAAGAACATGGAAATCGATGAGCTGGCTAAAGGCATTGGCTCTGTAAGTGTTCTACTTCTTGCAATTGGCAAGATGTTAGGGCTTATGGGTACTGGACTTGGTGCGGCTAATATGCAAAGCGCTAAAGTATTAGCATCTTTAGTCACGATAATCGCCTTAGTTGCTGGTGCGGTATTCGCATTGTCGTTCTTAGATACTGAGCGTCTTATAGCATCTGTATCTTCAATGGTAATCTTGATGGGCGCTTTAGCAGGTGTTGTAGTAGTCATATCGAAATTAGCAACAACTGACTGGGGATTGATATTATCGGCTTTAGGATCTATGGTTCTTGTATTGGCCATTGCTGGTGGAGCAATTTGGGGATTGACATCAGTCATTAAAGATCCATCAGCTGTATTGCCTATAGCACAAGGTCTTACAGAAGTGATTCTTGCTATCTCAGCAGCTATTCTGGCACTATCTATTGCAGGAGAGCTTGCATCAGTATCAGTGGCAACGATTGGCCCGATTTTAGCTACATTAGGTGGCTTAGTTGCGGCGATAACTGTTATTTCAGCCATTGCAGCATTAGCAACAGATATTAATCAAGATGAACTTGACCGATTTGTAATGTTCATGAAAGGGTTCGGTGATGCTCTTGGAAGCTTTGCCGGAAGTCTTATTGAGAATATTGGCGGTGGTTTAATTGCCACTATTGCAAATGGACTTGAAAGAATCGGAGCCAGCATTGCTGGATTCATCGAGAGTATTCAGCCATTATTCGATATGGAAAAGCCAGCTGATTTTGCAGAAAAGATTGCAGCGGTTGGATCCGTAATTGATATATTTGGCGGAAAGACATTTATAAATTCTATTAAAACATTAGGTTTAAATAATAATTTGAATTTTGATAAAGTTGGACAGTTCTTCTCTTCATTTGCGGTTGTTATTAACAATTTCTCCGATAGCATTAAGACTATTAATCCTTCAAGATTAAATTCTGCAGCATCTATAGGAGAAATGTTTTCATCATTAACGGCGTCGATGGGGCGTTCAGGTGGTTTTATTGACTTAATAATTGGTAAAAAGACAACCCTTAAAGATTTCGCAGAAGGTATGAAAACATACGCATCCGCCTTAGTTTCTATGTCAAACATCTTAACGAAAGGCGAGGATGGAGAAGGCGGTTTTGATGAGGGATCTGTCAAAATAGCGACCGATGCAGGAAATGCAATGCGTGAACTTGAAAAAGGACTTGGAAGTCATGACGGCCTTCTTCAAAAGATTATCGGTGAAAACAGCATAGAAGATTTTGGAGAGAGAATAAAAGCGTTTGCCCAAGGATTAGTTGACATGAGTACAACGCTTATCGGATTTGATCCAGAGTCGTTAAAGGCTGCTGAAGATGCCGGTTCCGCATTAAGTAAACTTGAGCAGGGTGTAAATTCTTCTAAGAGCTTATTGGGCTTAATAAAGGGCGGTGAAGGAAATCTTTCTGATTTTGGTAATCGAATTAAAGGATTTGCCGAAGGATTGAAGACAGGCTTATCAGCATTATTAGATATTGGAAATACTACAAATGTTAGTTATGACAATATTGATAATGTTATTCCGGATTCTTCCGCCGCTCGAGATATGAAGGCTTCTATTACCGAAAATAGATTTGCTTTGTTAAGTGATGTTATCGACAATACAATATTGCTAGCAAAGAAATTTATGGAATTAGAAACACAAATAGCTCCTGGAGAAGGCGCATTTACTGGTGGCGATAATCTTAAAAAACTTGGTGGAGGTATTTCATCATTCACTACAAGTTTTAAGAAGTTTACAGAGAATTTTCCAACAGAAATTCCAGATATTGAAGAAGTTAAGAAAGCAATAGGCATTTCAGAATTGTTTGCCGATCTTGGAAACGAAGAAGGTGCTGCTGAAGCTGATGCTGGTCTTGCTAGTCTTGGCGAGAAAATCTCTTCATGGGGTACTAGCATTAAGGATATGTTCAATAACGTTATTAACGGTGATGTAGAAGAAACGGAAGATGAAGCAGGATCATCGCTTGGCGGCGGATTAATGGGAATAATTGGAAGATTATTCAAAAACGAACAATTGGATGAGCAAGCGGTTGAAGGTGCAAAACAAACTGCAACATCATACTTAAGTTCATTATCCGATGTAATGGGAGAAAAATCTGAGCCAATGAAAGCTGCTAAAACTTCATTTAGTACTGCCGCTGCATATTTGGCTAAATGGTTTGAATTTACTGATGGAGCAGGAAAAGCAGAGCATTCAAAGTATTATGATGTTTACTTTTCTTATGGTGCAAACTATATTCAGGGCTTAATTGATGGTATGGAGTCTAGAGCTCCAGCTTTATATGAAAAAGCTCATGAAATAGCAAGCACTGTGGCATCGATTATACCAATGAACTGGATGGAGGCATCACCTTCAAAATTAACGTACAAGTATGGTACGTATTTTATTCAGGGTCTTGCAAATGGCATAAGCGACATGACTGATTCAGCGGTTACTACAGCAGGAAGTGCAGCTTCTCAAATAACAACTGCCGTTCAGGAAGCATTAAATACTTCTGATGATATATTGAACAGTCAGTATAATCCGGTAATTAGTCCTGTTTTGGATACTACAAATATTCTTGATGGTGCCAATACAATTAATAGTTTGCTTTCTGATGAAGAGCAGTATAATGCCGCTTTAGGAATCACATCAGCAAGAGCAGGAATTCAAAATAGTGACAAAACCGGATCTCCTGTTAATGTTAGTGTCAACTTTACAGTAAATAATGGCGGAAGAGATCTAACAGAAGCTGATGTAACTGCATATTCAAGAAGAATCGCTAACGAAATCAATATTTTATTAGGTAATGCTATTTAAGGAAGGAGGGATTACATGGCTGAATATAGGAAATTCTGGCTAGTTAATTCTTTAGGCAATAAATACTATCTTTCAGACGATTCAAAATCCAAAGCCTTCTTTAGTTCGCCTACTGGTTTTGGTTTTAAATCTAATCATAAAACCAAAAAAGTTAATAATTCAGAACTTCTAATTTCGGAAGGTCTGGATATGATAGACATTTCTGGGGAACTTGTTTTTTATAACGGTTCCCCTAATGCTATCTATTCTGATTATCAGGAATTTATTAATTTTATTAAATTTAGACCTTTAAAATTTCATTATTTAACTCCAAATTTCGTTGACGATGAAAGTTATAGTTTTTATTCGGACGTTCTCATAAGCAATATTGTAAAGGGTGAAATGTCAAGCGATAGCATGATGCGAGTTCAAATGACTATTCATCGATTATCGCAATGGCTTGATGCTAAAGAACAAGTTTATGAAATATCGAATATTGTAACCGATATTGGCAAGTACTATCCGTTAGTAAGGCCATATCATTATTCTGGCAACGGATTTGGAAGCACACTTATACATAATAATGGAACTGATGAAGTTGGATTTATCATTACAATGGATGGAACGATTCAGAATCCGATTTTTAGTTTATATCAGAATAATATTAGATATGGGGTGTGCGCTTTAACGGGAACATATACACATATTGTTGTTGATAGTGTTGACGGAGAAAGTCATTTGTATTTGGAACGTGATGGTTCTAGTATAAGTAATCCTGAACAAAGACAAGATTTTAGCATTAGAGATGGAACAGCATATTTTACTTGGTGCAAGCTTAAAGTCGGTGAATCTATTTTTACGTTAACAGCTGGTAATATTGATACCTTTGATGGAAAAATTGAACTAGCATTTAAGAATAGCTATTTCTCAGTATAATGAGGTACTCAGATTATGATATGGCCAATTGAAATACATTCTGAAGGTAAAGGTCAAATTCAATATACTAGGCATAGTGCTTCAAGCGGAGATCCAGAAATAGATGACTTATATGCCAATACCGTAGATTTCAAAGCTGTTCCAGATTTGCATTATCATTTTGTTAAGTTTGAAATTCGAGGAAATTTAACATTTCTTTCTGATAACGGAAATTATATTCGAACAAGAGCCGATGATCGTATTATTCTTGAAAAAGAAAATATTGAAAAGGGTGAAATACAATTTACCGTAACATTAGATCAACCGATTGTTGTTTATGCGTATTTTGAAGAAGATCCAAAATACCATGTAGATGCAACTGCAGATATTCCACATGCAACGATTTCCGTTGGAATCAACGACAAGTATGAACCATTTACGACTACTCTTTGGGCAAGACCTTATCCTAATTATAATTTTTATATGTGGAGTGACGGTCTTGTTGGTAATCCTAGAGAAATATATGTCGATAAAGAAAGAATATCTGTTGTTGCCTTATATAAGCAGAACACAGAAACAAATGGACTCTATGAATATCGATGTTTTATTAAAGATCAGTCAAGCATGACAGATTTGCCAAAAGCTTTTTTACGAATTGATAAATTCGATACCAGCAATGATCTTATGACACGAGCAAATAGTACAGTATTTGTTTATGATGCTCCAGACAGCATTGAATCCGGAGATGTTCTTGTCCTATATGATCCAAAAGGCACAAGTATATATAATGGTGTAATCAAATCTATCGAGACTGAGAATGAACACGAAAAGAAGATAATCTGTTCGCAAATGCAGTCTTTTTATAAAGGTCAATGGGTCTACGAGAAAGGTGAGTCTCCTCCGGCGTCTTTTAATAATAGCTGGTTCTTTGAAAAATTTGCTGCTGTAGGTAGTGAATTTCCGCATATAGATGATGTTGATGCTTTACCGGTTACTTCAAGCACTACATATAATGACAATTCTATTTCCACAAAGTTAAATGCAGGTGATAATTTCACAGCTAGAGCTACAACTTATGTTTGGTGCAGTAAACCAACAAAAGGAAATGTATCGTTTATAACAATTCAAAATGGTGCTGTATATTTGAACGGTCAGCAGCTTGCAGAATTGACAAGCGGACAAGAGTCAATGTGCGAAGTTCAATTTGTTAAAGGTATGAATAAGCTTGTTGTTCTTTATCGCAATGATACAGGTGATGACGGCTTTAATGCATATCTCAATTATGAAAGCTATCCATCATATGACAGTACTAAAAAATATTCGGTTGGTGATTATGTTGGTTATTCAAATACATTATATCGATGCAAAACTGCTATAACAACGCCTGAGAAGTGGACTGCCAATCATTGGACTGCTGTCAGCAATGCAGATAGGATGAAGTTAAGAATTAGCAATCTTCCAAATGTTCTTGGAATTAATTCAACAGCTGCAACTGATTTATATTTAGAAAAGTGTATAGATAACATTGTTAAGTATTATTCAGATGGATATATTGTTGGCAGCGATTATCGCGATCCGAAAGTAGCTCAGCGTCTTTCTGGAATTACTTCAAGATATATCGGATCAACTTTAGTTAATCTTCCTACAAATCCAGTTGGAGAGACAATGGATTTTGAGGACTTTATTTATTATTTATATGAGCATTATGGAATTATATTTGAGTTTGAGATAAATGTAAGCGGCCCAAACTATGTGACAATAAGAATTCCTGATTATGATCCGGTAAAAGTTGGAGATAATATTTTCGCAATAACCAAAATGAATCCTGTAACGACATCTGAAGAGACAAATCGTTTGATTATATTTGCTAGTGATAATGTTACTTATAGAGCAACATGGGTCGCTACAGAAACCGGTGTTTATGAAGCTACTGTTGAAGAAGCTACACGAATGAAAACAACAAATACTGAAATTGTTTTCAGTGATGATCCGATTTCAGATATTGTTGCAAGTAATTTGCCAAATCAAATGTATAACCATCATATCAGTTTTACTCTTCTTTTGAAGAATTTTGTTTATGATTTCGATGAGTTTAAATTAGGCGGTCCGTTGCAAATTTATACAATTAATGACTATTACGATTCTGTATTGACTGGATATGAAATTTCTAAAGATTCTAATACAAATATTAGCGAAGTAGATTTTATATGCGGTAAGGTTAGACAGAAACTTACTCAGTTATTAACTTTGAAAAAGATTTAGGAGGGCTATATGATTAATGAAAATAAGTTTTCTCAATATGGTCTTCCTAGATCTATTGATGATATTCGTGGAATAACAATTCATGAAACAAACAATTTAACAATGACTCCAGATGATTATCTGGATTTTTTTAATAATGAATTAAATTTGCATAGCACTTACCATTATATTGTTGATAATAAGACAATTGTACAGTTAATGCCAGATGATTATATGGTATATCACACTGGCAAAAACAAAGATTGGGGAGATCAATATTCAATAGCTATTGCAGTTTGCTCAAGCTTGAATGATTCTGTCTTTGAACAGTCATTGTCCAATGCAATTGATTTGATTAATAAGTTACTCGAGGCTTATTCAATCGATAAATCAAAAGTCTATTTTCACAGGGATTTTAATCCACGTGTTTATGATCCAAAAAGGCTTCTAGATGAATTCGAAACATCTAGAAATTTTATTTATCAGAAACTTTAAGGAGGTTTGATTTTATGGCTGTACAAACAATTTATGAAGTCGGCGAAGAAAAAGACGGTAAGATGCTATATCAAATCGACGCAAAGTACGATGCAGCTGTTTATGCGTTGGCTATTGAAGATTGCATTTGCCAAGGCATCGGAGATGAGTTTAAGTTGAACTATGCAAGTGATAGTCTTAATGCATATTTTAACGAAGGAAGTGAAGCCGTTATTGGAGGCTCGTTTTTCAAAATTACTAGTTTGCATAGTATTTCTCTTCCCGCTAACTCAACATTTTATCTTTGCGCTACAATTGATTTAAGTGCTCAAAATGGGTATAAAGGACAATTTAGTATCTTCCCGCAGCTTACTAATATCCGCAATGGAAATTTAAACGGATCTGGAAGTGCTAGAGATTTAGTTTTGTATCAGATTACTACAAGTTCTAGCGGTGTTACATCTGTTGTAGATAAACGTGTTGTTAGAGGTAAAAGTACTTCAATTTCTGGTATTAGCTTAGGATTATCTGGTTCAACAGGATCACAAGTGTTTTCAGCTACTAATGGCGGAACAACTATAAAATTTCAGGTTATTTCAGAAGCGAATTATAATAAATTATCCACCAAAGATTCAAATACACTTTACTTTATTCCGGAGAGTTAATAATGCCTTTATATTTAGGTAATAAAGAAACTGATAAAGTTTATCTTGGTGGAAAAGAAATCGCTCAGATTTATTTAGGAAATAAAGAAATATGGACAAATGTTAAAGTTGTTAGACTTGGATCTGGTAAATCATGGAATATTAAACAATTATATCCGCATTTATATAATAAACTTACAGCAGACAATTTCTTTGCGTTAACGGCAAATGCTGTTGGTGGTGACGTTAGTATTAGAATGAATCCTAGCGATGACCGAGAAACACATACATTCGACTCGTGCATTTATAAAAGCTATGATCCTAATACTGGAATGCTTTATGTATATAGTAGAATGATGGATCATGATAGGCAATTGGGATCTGCGGATGCTAATGTTGTAATGATTACCAAATTGGATAAGCTTATTCCTTTGAATGGGAATTTTAATGTCTCTGGATATAGTGGGTATAAGGATTTTACAGAAGATAATTTTCTTATTTCCTCAACCGGAGTTGCACATTTCTATAACTCATTTTATCCACAATCTTATCCATATAGTGGTAGTGGACATGCAACTGGGTATTTGAAGAAAACATATAATAAAAATACCGGAGTTCTTAATTGCTACTGGAGACAAGATTCACAAAATACAGATGATGTCTATAATTGGTTTAATGGTAGTGCTACTGCTGGATGTACTGTTTATTTGAATCCGGAAGGTCTGAAATGAAGTACGAAGTAATCACTGATAGAGAAGGCTATTGCGTTATTATTCGTCATACTGGTACTAAGTTGGATTATGTAGAGTTAGATTTAAATAAGTATGATTTAACAGATGGACGGATAAATGCATATAAGCTAGGAAAGAATGAGCTTATTTTTGACAAATCAAAATGGAATTCTATGAAGGCCAAAGAGAATGTTACAGCTAATAAAGAAAGTGTTGCAACATTGAAAGAAAGACTTGCCGAAACAGACTATATAGCTGCTAAATGGCTTGAAGAAATAATTTCGCTAGATAATCCTTTGACATGGATTAGAGATGTAATTGCAATAAATATTAAATACTCCAAAGAGTATCGTGATACGATCAGAAAACGTAAACTTTGGAGGAAAAGAATAAAAGAATTGGAGGGATAATTCATGAGCGATAAGCGAATAACAGAATTAGAATTACTTACCGAATTATCCGGCGAGTATTATTTAGTAGTTGACGATGGTGTTAAATCTAAAAAATACAACATTACTCCAATTATTCAGGATCAAATAAAGCTGGCTGGAATTGAATCCGGCTCACAGGAAAATTTAATCGAAAAAATAAAAGTCAATGGTCAAGAAGTTCGTATAGGAACAGATAAATCTGTTGACATTAGTATTCCTATTTCAAAAATTCTTAAAAATGGAGCAGAAGTTACTCCTGATGAGGACCATTTCGTTAATTTAAAAGTTATGGAGTTTGTCGAAACTCCTACTCCTGCAGATATTACTGTTACTGATGGTCGTGGCCAAGTATACGATTCCGGCGTAAACATTAAAGAAATCAAGGATCTCCGTACAGATTCCGACGGTACAGCTCATACAACGATAAAAGCGTCAAGAGATGCCGATTTACAGAAGTTAAAAAATGCCGATACTGCCGCTAATTCAAGAATCGATACGGTTAATACAGAGATTACAGATGCTCGAAGAGGAGCTGATGGAACTTTGTATAGTAATGTCGGCACCGCAATTCGTACTCAGGTCAACACTTTAACTGATGAACAGGCTTCCATGGCAAATGACTTTGCCGATATGGGAACTGATATTGATGAGATTAATACCTCACTCTTAACCTATGTCAACCGTGGCTATGTTGAGAATGGTATTGCCTATTTCATGCACGACGATGAAGAACTATTCCAGATCACCGGTATCGGAGGTGGCGGAGGTGGTGGAGGTGGCGGCGGAAACAACGCCGTTATCAAAATCACAAACAATTCTGGATGGTTAAGTAAGACCATTGGTGCTGGTGCAAAAGTAAACATCAAAATAGGGTGGTCTTCTCTTGAAGATGAGACACCTACTGGTGATGGTTCACTTACAATTAGAGTAAATAATACTGTTAAAGCTACATTCGATGTTAAGCAAGGCGAAGTTACTACTGATGTAACTAACTATTTGGAAGCTGGATCTAATAAGATTCGATTCACTGTAGCTGATGTTTATGGTAATACATCAAGTATCATCTTCTCAGTTCAGGTAGTTAACCTTGATTTAAAGAGCTCATTTGACCCAAGTATTATTTACAGTGCAAAAGATTATATTGTCTTCCCATATACGCCAACAGCTTCTACAACAAAGACAATGCATTTCGTGGTTGATGGAACAGAGGTTGCTCAGGCAATTGTCAATGTATCCGGAAGACAGCAAACACAAGTATTAGAGCCTTTAACTCATGGTTCTCATACGATCTTGGCATACTTTACAGCCGATATTGATGGTGCCGAAGTAAGTTCTAATGAACTGTTCTATGATATTGCAGTTTCTGACGATACAAGCGATACTCCGATTATCACAAGCTCATTCAGGGATACCAACGCTGTTCAGTATCAGACTATAGCTATTCCTTATAAGGTATACACGCCGAATGATTTAAAATCTGAAGCAAAACTGTATGCCAATGATACATTGCTTAGTACCTTGTCTGTTGATAGAACAGAACAAATCTTCTCATACAGACCAGACGTCGTTGGGAATTTGGTTCTTAAAATCGTAAGCGGATCGGTTTCAAAGACTTTCAATATTGTTGTCGGTGATTCTGGTATTGATATTGAACCTGAAACTAACGATCTTGCTTTATATTTAACAGCTCGTGGTAGAAGCAATTCAGAAGCAGATCCGTCAATTTGGAAATACAATGATATTTCAGCACAGTTAACTGGCTTTGGATTTGTCTCTGATGGTTGGATAACTGATGAAAATGGTTATACATCTTTACGTGTATCTGGTGACGCCAGAGTAACAATTCCGTACAAGGCATTTGCTAAGGACTTCAGAGGTACAGGTAAGACGATCGAGTTTGAATTTGCAACAAGAGATATTCTTAATTACGATTCAACGATCATGTCATGTATGTCTGGTGGAAGAGGCTTCGAGTTAACTGCTCAGAAGGCTTATCTGAAGTCAGAACAGTCAGAAATCTTAACTCAATATAAGGAAGATGAACATATTCGTGTTTCCTTTGTTGTAGAAAAGAGATCTGAAAACAGACTGATTTATATTTATACGAATGGCATAATGTCAGGTACTGTACAGTATCCAACAGACGATGACTTCTCACAAGTTGATCCTGTTGGAATTACCATTGGTTCAAATTACTGTACTACTGATATTTATAATATTCGAGTATACGACAATGATTTGAGTAGATTCCAGATTCTTGAGAACTGGATGGCTGATACTCAGAACATTGAAGATCTGTTATACCGTTATCATCACAATGATGTTTACGATGAATACGGTCAGGTCGCAATTGACAAGCTGCCTAGTGATTTACCTTATATGATCATTAACTCGGCAACCTTACCACAGTATAAAGGTGATAAGAAGACAGTTAATGGCTCTTACACGGACCCACTTAACCCAGACAAATCATTTACATTCAGTGGATGCCAGATGAATGTTCAGGGTACTTCATCAGCAGTTTACGCCAGAAAGAACTACGATATGCAGTTCAAAGGCGGATTCATGATGAAAGGACAGAAAGTCGATAATTATGAACTTGCAAGCGGAATCGTTCCGTTTAACAGGTTTGTTCTTAAGGCCGATGTCGCTTCATCTGAAGGTGCTAATAACGTAGAATTAGTTAAGCTGTTCTGTGATATTACACCATACAAGAGAAGAGAACAGGAAGCTGACCCTAGAGTAAGACAGGGTATTTACGGCTTCCCGATCGTATTGTTCTGGAATAACCTTTCCACCAATAAGATCACTTTTATGGGTAAGTACAATTTCAACTTACCGAAGAGAGCTCCTGGTCCTTACGGTTATTCAGGAAATATGGAATCATGGGAATTTCAAAATAACACCTCAAATCTGATGCTGTTCAAGACAGATTACTTCGATGAGACGATGGTTCTTGATCCAAGTACTGGTGAATCTAAGGAACAGTGGAGATATGACTATGAGGCAAGATTCCCATCAGATGAGTGGACGAATTATGCAAAGCTCCAGGAATTGGAGTCTTTTATTTATTCCACTTATCGAGCAGAAGCAACTGGAAATGCTTTACCTCAGGCTGTAACTTACGATGAAGTTGAGTATACGGCGGATACAGCAGAGTACAGACTTGCAAAATTTAAGAACGAATTTGGTAACTATGCGGAAGTAAGTTCATTTATCTTCTACTATCTGTTTACCGAATTGTTCTTGATGGTTGACTCAAGAGCGAAGAACTTATTTATTGGTTTCTCCGGTTCAGATACAGATCCTACTAAGGTGACTGCTATTGATCGTAAAGCTGTTGCAGAACCTTATGATATGGATACTGCTATTGGTATTAATAACGAAGGTGCTTTGGCATTTGACTATTCTCTTGAGGATACCGATCAAACATCTGGTGGAGCAAATGTATTTAACGGCCAGGATTCAGTTCTTTGGTGTAATCTTCGTGATTCTTTCCCTGTTCAGATTCAGCAGATGTATCAGACTTTAAGATCTGGTTTGATCCTGAATTATGACAGTGTTGAGAAGAGATTTGAAGACCACCAGAACAAATGGCCAGAAGCAATCTTCAATGAGGATGCTTATTTCAAGTATCTTAAACCACTTATTGATGATGGTACTGGTGTGTACTTAGCTATGCTTCAGGGCTCTAAGTCAGAACAACGTAAGTGGTGGCTTTATAACCGATTCAGATACATTGACAGTAAGTACAATGCTGGCGATGCTTTAACCGATGTAATTCAGTTAAGAGGCTACGCTAAAGATAATATTACTATCACTCCATATGCGGATGTTTATCCGTCTGTTAAGTATGGTAGTTATCTTGTACAGGAGAGAGGCGCTCGTGGCAGAGCAACAACTCTTATCTGTCCTCTTGACCAGGTTAATGATACCGAAATCTATATCTATTCGGCATCGCAGTTGTCGTCAATTGGTGATGTATCAGGACTTAAGGTAGGTCTTGTAGATGTCTCCAAAGCGACTAAATTGCAGAATCTCAAAATAGGGGACAGTGCTTCTAGCTATACGAACGGTAACCTTAAAGAATTAACTCTTGGTAATAACACATTATTACAGACTCTGGATGTCAGGAATTGTCCGAACTTGGTTCAGGCTGTTGATATTTCCGGATGTTCAAATATTGAGTATGTGTATTTCGATGGAACTGGAATTACTGGTTGCACGTTGCCAAATGGCGGTATCTTGAAAGTTCTTCACTTACCTGAAACAATTGCTAACTTGACAATCAGAAACCAACCGTCTATTACGGAATTCTCAATGCCGAATTATAGCAATATCACGACATTAAGACTTGAGAATGTAAGTAGTGCAGTTCCGATTGATGATATTCTTGCTCAGATACCAGCTAATTCACGTGTAAGGTTAATTGGCTTCACCATGACCATGACGACAACCAAAGAAGTTGATGACTTTGTAAGATTCCTTAATACCATGAGAGGTATTGATGAGAACGGAAATAACCTCGATAAGGCTGTTGTTTCTGGTATGATCAACGGATTAGGCACTATTAGTGGTTCTTGGTTGAATGGCATTAAGGCTATGTATCCTAACCTTACGATTAACTATGAGCATCTTACAAGCAATCTGTACTACTTCGACTATGAAGGCACAATGCTGTATCATGTAGAGGAAGTCGTTGATGGTGGTGATGGTGTATATGTAGAAACTCCAGAACCGACAAGACCTCATACTGATCAGTATCGGTATACGTTTATTGGATGGAATACAAAACCAGACCAATATGAGGCAGACCCAAATGCTACTAAGAAGGTTGTTGGCGATAGAAGCGTTTATGCTGCGTTTAGTAAATCATTAATGGAGTATACCGCAACGTTTATCAGAGCAGAAGAAGATGGCGGCGGTACTTTGTATGTTCAGGAGAATATTCCATATGGAACAGTGCCTGTATATGCTGGAGAAACACCAACATCTACGTCAGGCGAAGAGTTTACAGTCTGGGTTCCAGCATTAGCACCAATTACAAATAATACTACATACACAGCAAGCTTTGATATCGTGATGCGAGAGCCTGATCTTAAGTATCTAATTTACACGATTGAAGGTAACGATATGATTATTACCGGTTTGAATACTTCATTGATTGTTTCCGATGGTTTGAAGTTTATTACGATCCCTGATACGATCCAGGGCTATCATGTAGTTCTTGGATAAGGAGGTGAGAGTAAATGATAATAAATTTTGGGTATTCGGTAACTAATTGTTCAGTATGTTTCGATGTGAACGGTAATTACGGAATTCGGAATAACGCTATGTGGATTCACGGAAACAAATGGAACGGGAAAGCTTTTTTTCCAAATGGAATTACAAATATATCATTAGAATCATCTACAATACAAAATAAAACTGTTCTGCTACCTGCTACAACTAAGACATTACATGTTGCTTTATACAATTGTCGTATGTTTAATCAGCATATCGATATACCAAATGGAGTGACTAATATAAACGGTTTTCTTATGAGCTGTTGTAACTACAACCAAGATATTGCAATACCTGATAGTGTAACAGATATGGCGCAGACATTTAGGTCCTGTAATAATTTTAATAAACCAATAGCATTTCCGTCATCACTAATATATGCTAATGGCACATTTTCTGATAGTACAAATTTTAATCAAAAAATTGAAATTAATTCTGAAAAACTTAAAAATGTTAGCCCGTTAATTGCTTTTTGTCCTTATATGAACAAACCAATAAATATTTCGACAAACGCAAATCCATGTGATTTTGGAAACATGGTATTACAATGTAATAATTATGATAGTGAAATTAGAATTTCATCCAATGGTGGTTTAAAAAATATGGTATCTGGTGGAGGTATTATTGCTAACTGTAATAGCTTTAATAACAGTATTTATCTTCCAGATTCTATACAAGTAATCTATGGCCAACTTGTACGAGATTGCAGGAATTATAATCATGGTATTAGTTTACCTAATAATCTTATTACGATTTATTCTGATGGTTTCATTAAAAACTGCCCAAATTTTAATCAAAATATTACAATACCGAATAATGTAACTAGTATTACTAATTTCATTATTAATAGCAACAGTTTTAATCAGAATATTCAATTGCCAGAAAATATAGAAAATGCTAATGGTCTATTTATAGGATGCACAAGTTTTAATCAGAATATAAATTTACATAATGCAAGAAACTGCGTTAATATATTTTCTGGTTGCACTAATTTTAATCAAAATATCGTTTTTAGAAGAGAATATTCTAATTTATATTCAGCATTTGAAAATTGCCATAATTTTAATTATAATATCACAATACCGAATCATTCAAGCATAGCGTATATTTTTCGTGACTGCACTAATTTTAATCAAAATATCGATATTTCTAATTGCTATAATGTAGATTATGCTTTTATGGGTTGCTCAAATTTTAATCAAAATGTACAGCTTCCAAAATTATATAATATTTCCAGCGTGTTTTATAACTGCACTAATTTTAATCAAAATATTGATATCTCTAATCTCAATATGGTTAAAAGTATGAGCCGTTTATTTGCAGGAACTGCATACAATTTTAATACCAAGTTTAATAAGAACTATCAGCAAAATGTTGACATGTCAGGTTTTTATGCCAATTGTCGTTATTTCAATCAACCTATAATTCTGCCAACAAAACTAAGCGACATACACAATATGTTTAATGGTTGCACAAATTTTAACCAAAACATTCATATTCCTCAACCAAGTGGTAGTGCATCGTTTAATGGAGTGTTTGCTGATTGTCATAGTTTAAATCAGAATATTGAGATGCCAGAAATAATAACTGCAATGGATAACGCATTTACGAATTGCTATGTTTTAAATTACAATATTCAGATACCATCTAGAGTAACTAAAATTAATAATGCGTTCAATGGCTGCGAATCATTAAATCAAAATATTCAGATACCAGCAGGCGTAACTAATATGGACGGAACGTTTTCTAGCTGCTATATTTTAAATCAAAATATTCAGATACCAGCCGGAGTTACCAGCGTAAATCAATCGTTTGCAAAATGCTTTAATTTAAATCAGAATATACTAATTCCAGATAATTGCCAATATGCAAGAGGAACGTTTGATAACTGCTATAATATTAACCAAAATATTAGAATACCAAGAAGTTTTAAATCAATTCGTTCTTTATTTTGGAACGCTTATAGTTTAAATCAGAATATTTACATTCCTCTATCCAAATACGGAGTTATGTCTGATTGTATGTATTATACTTTTTTTGGTGCTAATAGCCTATCAGATATATGCATTAATGATTCATATACTATGTCAACTTATTTTAACGGAATGTTTAGAGAAAATAATTCGCAAAGTTTAAATATCTGGACTGGAAGCAGAACTGCTGCTTATTTAATTGGTGGAAATATTATAGGACGATTTAATAAAGATAATGGAAAATCATACGTCGCTAAACCAACATGGACTCAAATAACTAACGGCTATTACAACGCATATTACAACATTTATATTTATAACAATGTAACAGTATTTCCAGATTAAGTAAAAACTAAGAAAGGAAAATGGTGGGATGAAAAAAAATAGAATCGATATCATTATTCCAGCGTATAAAGCACAAGGTACTTTATTAAGAACTTTATCCTCGATTGCGGCGCAGACAATTGTTGATGATTTAGATGTAACGATCGTCAATGATTGCTGCCCAAACGGGGATTATTCAACCTTAGTAAATATGTTTAAGCCATACATGAGTATTCGAGAAATTAAACTCGAAGAAAATGGTGGGCCTGGTGTTGCTAGACAGTATGGAATAGATAACACAGACGACGAATTCTTTACTTGTATTGACGCAGATGATACCTTCAGTGGTGCAATTGCACTGGAAACGCTAAGAGAAGGTATTACTGTTGATAAGGTTGTCAAATGTTGCTCTGCATCATTCTTTCAATTAGGCGAGAACTTACAGACTATTGTTCCGCATATGAATGATATGGTGTGGATGTTTGGCAAAATCTACAGAAGAGAGTTCATTGACTTCTACAAGATTCGATTTAACGAAACAAGGGCGAACGAGGATACTGGATTTAACACATGGGTAAAACTTCTGTGCGATAATCCAAACGAGCAGGTTAGATTTATTCAGGAATGCGTTTACTACTGGCATAACAAAGAGAATAGCATTACTCGAATCAATGATGGACAGTATGCTTACGATCAATGTTTATGCGGCTGGACTGATAACATGATCTACGCGATTGAGAATGTTAGAAGACAGAAACCATTCTCTGGTGCAGCTGCTCAATGGACAGTATCCTGTATGCTTCAGTTGTATTATTACTATATTGAAACACTTGCTAGAAAACCGGTATTCGCCAGACAGAACTGGGAATACGTCAAGAAATTCTATCACAAATGCTATAAGCGTATTGAGAATGATATTTCAGATCAGGTATTCAGTGAGATGTTCTCAATGATTTCAACCGATAAATGGGGCTCTGGAACAATGATCGGAATTATTCCAGAAATCGGTATCAAAGAGTTCTTCGACAGACTTCATGAAGATGAGTACGATGAGGACCATATTTATGATATTTGGGAGGACATGGAAAAAGACCCTGAATCAGCTCAGTTATTGAGAAATAACGAGGAATGCGGTGTGTGTAAGAAGGGCTATACAAATAGGCCTTTTTAATTAGTACTTAAGGTATGAGGTTGGGATCTGTCTCACTGGGATTCAGATCTGATAGCGACACTTTCTACTTAGATAGATGCATCGGAGATATTTCTCAAATGCAGCGTTTTTATTTTGCATTGTCGCATTAGAAAACCGTAAAACCTTGCCGATCTGGTTATTCCATATATCCGGAAGATAGACGTCACGGCGAACTCCTCATTTTTATTATTCATAGAAAGGAGCTGTTATATGAAATTTGACGTACAATCGTTCTTATATTTCGGCTTTGCTGTAACACTTCTTATGGCTGGTAATACAGCTTCTGGAGTGATGAAAGCTCGAAAGAACGGCTCTTACAATAAACAAGAGCTGATTGATGGGATTTACAGTTATATTTTATGGCTGGTATCAATCCTATGCTTAATTGCTGCTTCACAGATATTTGGCGGCGAATTCGAGATTACAATCGGCGGCACAACTTA